CAGCCGTTACCCACTTCCAGAGCGAGGACGCAAAGGCAGCGGAAGAGACGGCGAACGACAGGACAGCTTTAACGCTGTCAAAAGCAGTAAGCGGCTGCGCCGTGATCGGGCTGGAACGCACGGCGACCGTGGCGGGAATGACCGCAGACGACATTACAGCACTGAAAGGAGTATTAAAACAGTATGAGTAGGATTTTGGTTGATGATGTGACAAAGACAGACCGCAGGGCGCTTTTGAACGTAAACAAAATGGCTACGATCAGCGACATTGTAGCGCCGAGCAATGAGTATCTGTACGCAAGCGGCGCAAATGAGCTGACGCTGGTAGACAACTGCGTTATTGCCGTGGGCGGCGCTGGTATCTTCCAGACAGCAAACACGCTGCTTACGGCGGCTAATCTGGACGTAGGCAGCGCCTTTACCGTGGGCTGCGACTACTACGTATATATTTGTGATCCCAGAGTAGACAGCGCAGACGAGCAGTACGTTATTTCCCTTAACTCTACGTACCCGTCCGGCTGGAACGCCAGCAACAGCCGCAAGATCGGCGGCTTTCATTACGGGCGCTGCCGCAAGGTAGACGACAATTTGCAGCCCGTGAACAGCAGCGGCGTAATCTTTGGTACAGGCTGGGAGAGCGCCGTAAGCAACGGCATTGTACCACGTTCTGTCTGGACACTGGGGCATAGACCGAAGTGTAACCCGGAGGGCATGGTATACATGGGCGGCGGTACATGGATTGACATTTACTTAAATTCCGACGACGGCGCAAAGGGCTTAAAGTCAGAGTTTAACTGCGCACCTATGACGGGCACAGAGGGCATGAACTGGTATAACTTTGTAGAACGTCTGGCAAAGAGCGGTAAGCGCTTGCCGAACTATGCAGAGTTTGTAGCCTACGCCTTTGGTAGCCCTGCCGGACTGGACAGCGCAAATACAAACGCATGGAGCGCCACCACCAACACAGGGCGGGGCGTGACTGGCAGCGTAGTAAATGCCGTGTCTGCGATCGGCTGCGTAGACGCTGTAGGGCGTGTTTATGAATGGCTGGACGAACTGATTACCAGAGCGGAACACGCCACAAACGCCACTTATCATGCGTCGCAGGCGTGGGGCTGGGATTTAACCACACCGCTTAAGACGGGCGAGAAAGTCTATGACGTAGGCAATATCTATCAGTATTACGCATATTCTCTGGCGGCGCTGTTAGCGGGCGGCAGCTGGAGCAATGGCGGGCATTGCGGCGCACGTGCCGTGCTTTGCAACTGTGGCCCGTGGAATGTCAGCACGAGCGTTGGCGGGCGTGGGGCGTGTGACTCCATGTAGACGGCGGGCGAAAGCCCAGCCGGATAAATGGGGGTAGAATATGACGCTACAGGACAAAACGGACAAACTACACCAGAAAACCTATGATTTTCTACTCTACATATATCCGCTGCTATGCAAGTATCCGAAGTACGAGAAATTTAACCTACAGTCAGCAACCAGAAACGCAATACCGGAAATGCTGAAAGAGGTTATAAAGTGGGACAAGACGGCGACCAAAAGCCACCTTTATACGGCGGATACGGAATTGCAGACCGCAAAGGAGCTTATACGGCTGGCGAACGACCTAAAGTACAGCGCAATGAGCGCAAAGCATTACGGCGTAGCCAGCCGGAAACTTACGGAGCTGGGCGTTATGCTGAATGAGATCATAGAAGAGGTAAAAACCAAAGAGACGAAAGGAAAGAAATAAAGATATGGGGCAGCTGCTTACTTACAGCCCTCTGGCGGCGCTGATAGCGGGCGGCAACTGGAACAATGGCGAGCATTGCGGCGCACGTGCCGTGAATTGCAACAATTACCCGTGGAATGTCAACACGAACATTGGCGGGCGTGGGGCGTGTGACTTAGTGAGAGCATTACAGGCACAGAGTATCTACGGAACACTGGCAAGGATTAAAGGAAAAAGTACAGAGTGCTTAATAACCTATAGTCAGAGCGGCTGTCCCGCCGTGAGGCAAAGAGAAAAATACAAGCTGCTGGTTAGTAGCTGCGGCGAAAGGCAGGAGCTTATTTTATGAAACGTATAGGCAGCATAGAAACCAAGAGCGGGGAGCGCATGGCGCTGTATGAGGCTATGGCTGATGATAAAAACATACAGATAGCCTACAACAAAGCCAGAAAGTGCAAGCGATACCGCAAAGAGGTTTTGATCTTTACCAAAGACAAAGACTTACAGAAAGTACGTAATGATATACTGCGGCTGACCTACGAGCCGAGCGAGTACCGATATTTTAAGGTATATGAGCCGAAAGAAAGGCAGATCATGGCGCTGCCGTTTTACGACAGGGTAGTACAGCACGCTATAAACAACGTCTTAGAGCCGATCTTTGACAAGCGTTTTATCTGCCACTCTTACGCCTGCCGGAAAGGTAAAGGTATGCACGCTGCCTCTGATACGCTGCAAGCGTGGCTTTATGGGTGGAACAAATACCACCCAGACGAGCCGCTGTATGCGATCAAGGCGGACATACACCACTATTTCCAGAGCATTAACCATGATGTATTGAAAGCGGAGATCAGAAAGGTAATTAAGGACGCAGGAACGCTTACGCTGGTGGACTGCATTATAGACCACAACGGCAATATGCCGGACGGCGTAGGCATACCCGTAGGAAACCTTACAAGCCAGCTTTTCGCTAATATCTATCTCAATACCCTAGATCAGTACGTTAAGCACACGCTGGGCGCAGAGCATTACATAAGGTATATGGACGACTTTATTATACTTAGCCCAGACAAAGAGCAGCTGCGTAGCTGGCTGGCGGATATTGAAAGATTTTTACGGGACGAGCTGCAATTAGAGCTTAACCCGAAAACTACCATACTGGCAGCAAAGAACGGCATAGACTTTGTGGGATACAAGCACAGGGCGACGCACAGGAAAGTACGCAGGGATAGCATTAAACGTATAAAGAAAACCGTAAAGCATTATGAGTGCGGTAAGATCACGAAAGAAAAGTTACAGAAGAGTATACAGAGCTGGACGGGACACGCAGGACACGCCGACAGCTACCATTTACGACAGAAAATAATAACGCTGGCAAAAGCAGCACAGGCGGGCATAGAGACGCAGAGGGCGGCATAGCCAGCAGGCGCAGGAGTAGAGGACATGAGTAAAGAAATTTTACTTAGGGCAGTGGCAGAGCAGCAGGAAACCATAGCCCAGCAAAGCAGGCTTATAGCTGATCTGGTTACGACGCTGGAAAGCTGGGAGCAGACGGCGGGATACGACGGCGCAGAGCTGAAAAAGCGGGCAGAGGAACTGCAAGCGGAAAGGTAGGAAATATGGAAATGACGGTAATGGAATTTATCAACACGGCGGCACACAATAAATTGATTGAGCTGGTGGTACTGGCGATCGTATTTGATACGATCTTTGGGGTACTGCGGGCGATCAGAGAAAAGCGCTTTAACAGCTGCGCAGGGATTGACGGGGCGATCAGAAAGGTAGGTATGCTTATTTCCCTTGTGTTCATGCTGGCGATCGACCAGCTGATTAAAGTAAATCTGATCGGATTTATACCAGAGGCAGTGCGCACGCAGTTAGGGCTTAATGCCGTGGGCGTGGCAGAGTTTTTCGCATTGCTATACATTGCGTATGAGGTAACGAGCATTTTTAAGAACATGGCATTATGCGGGCTGCCTGTAAAAAGAGTGTGGGAACACGTGCGGGCGTTCCTGTATAAGTACACGGACGAGCTGCCGGACACAGACGAGCTGGACGGAGACAGCACCACAGGCAGCGTAGAGGATAAGGCACAGCAGCAGGAGAAGTAAATACAGTATCACAAGGCGCTTGCGGCAGGAAACACCGCAGG